CGCTTTGGCGTCGACGTAGTTTGCGACGTCGACGTTCCTGGCGATGCTATAGCCAATGGGCAAATGCGGGATCGCGTCAAACGGTGCGGGCGGTTCCTCTTCGGCGTCGCTGTCGTCGGCGATGTCGATCCTGCAATCCATGCTCTCGTCGCGTTTTTGTTCGTCAACGTCGGGCTTAATGGCAGGCTCATCATCAAGCTCGTCGCATGTTCCCGTCTCATACCCGAGCGCGAGTATGGCGGCGCTGGCGCGCGCCTTGCAAGCCGCCGACGCGGTGAGCGTGACGCTGCAGTCGGAGTCACTATCATCTGGTTCGCTGCTAGGTGGAGCAGTGGGGCTTGTACGGAGCAGCACGTTCGGGCTCGTGTTGGACGGTGAGCTGGTGACTATCGCGCACGAGGGCTTGAGTTCCACGCTCCAGCCGGGGGGGGCGGACTCCGGCCAGTCAAGATAGAAGGCGGGGTCGACGCCGGTCGTGGTCAGTGGAACGTCGGGGACTCGTTCCAGGAAGACGAGATCGTCCAACTTAGGAAGCGACTTGTGCGCATGCGAACCCAGCAACGGGTCGCGTTGCAATGGGTGTACGGCCTCCATGGCGGTGGATACGTTGGAGCGAAGTTGGGTCATGAGCCCGCATGCCCACGAAAACCCGCGGTATGCGAGGCGTGGGGCGATCAACTTCACGGGCGCAAGCACCGTGTCGACAGCTGCTCGATATGCGACCTGAGCAAGCGTTGGGACGACGTCGTAGGACAAAACTTTGCCCATCGCACCCGCGACGTATCGGGTGTATTTCTTGTCATACGCAGTATGCAAGAGTGCTGCGGTAGCGCAGAATTCGACTTGGTGCCCCCATGTAGCGGCGCCATGAAACGCGAACCTGCGGCTCGCGTTGGCGTTCATGGATTGAATCAAGTCGTGGGTCGCTACACGAAACGCGTCCTCGTTTTCCGGGACGCGCATAGTGGTTGCGACCTTGATGGCCCACGCTAATAGCGACGTGAACAACCAAACGCCGACACGTGGGGCGGCGTAAGAGTCTCCATCTAGCGTAGTTGCTGGAAGGAAACAGAGGGTCCAAGATTGACCCTCGCCCTCGTCATGCTCGAAGTCGGTGACGATGGTGCGGAGGGTAATTAGAGCAGCGTCGTGTGCGGCCCACGTATCCCCGTTCCACACAGCGTTAAG